AATTTTTCTGTATTTTGTTCACTATATTCCATAGGTTCTTTTACAGATGCTACTGTAACACCAGGGATTGAGCGAATATCAGAAAATATTTCTTTTTGAGGGCGCTTTTTAATGTTGGTAATGAGCATACCTACCATTTTGAACTTGTCTTGGTATTCCTCATTTAGTCGCTTGCTAAGCTCCTCTTTAACTAACGTACGTAAGTTGTCTAGTTTCATATGGTTATAAATATAGTAAAAGAAAATAAAAGCTCCAAATTTCTTTGGAGCTCTTATATCTATTGTTTAACCTAATATTAGTAGTTCAAGATACAGTAGTCAGGTTGTACAGTTACTTGGATATTTACTGGTGTTCCATCATCATCCCAATTGTAATCGCCGAAGTTAACTTCTGTAATAACAGCTCCTTTAATAATCCATTCAGAAACGATATCACCTACAGGGCCGATTACGTTGAATGTGATATCTTTTTTATAGAAATCAGAGTATCCATCTCTACCTGTTACAGATTCGTGACCTAAACGTACCCATTCCATTACTGCTTGAGCTCCACTTGGTGTGATTGACTCATACATTGTAAATTGGATTGTGTTCCAAATAGTTTTTCCTTTTACATAACGTTGAACGTTAATATGGTTAAGAGGAACTGCGGTTTGTGTTAAAGATACAGCTCCTACTCCTTTTACCAAATATGATGGAACACCATCCATATAAAGGATAAAACGGTTGCTTTGTTTAGGTTCAAACGCTGTGAAAAATATTTCGTTTGGATTTAAAATTGCCATTTGTTTTCTATTTTTATTTTATTATAAATATCTAATTTTTCAATTTTTATCCTGGGAATTCAGCTCCTGTAGGCATTAAAATGAAATCTAACGAGATAAATTCAGCTGTACGTGTTGGTTGAATATAAATTTGACCTACTAATTGGTTTTGATCAATTACTGCTGGGCCGTTGTTTGTATCATCCATAACAACTTTATAAGCGTATAATCCTTGTTTTTGTTGGATTCCTTCTAAGAATGGAGTTACTCTTGCGATAAATGAATTTCTAGTTGCAATTGTATTTTGTTCAAACACTACTGTATCTGCAATTTGGCGAATATATGATTTCAATTCAATCATTAAACGACGTACGTTTACACGATCAAGAGCAGATTGTGATTTTTGTAATGTTTTCTGACCATATACTACAACACCTTGTTGAGGTAGTGTGGCGATAGGGTTAATATTATTGCTATACAACGTGTCACGATTACCTTGTGTCAATTTATATTGAGCTTGAAGAACTGTGTTTAATCCACCGCGGTTTATACCTGCTGGAGCAAACCATGGAGCAGATACTCTATCGTTAAATGCATATACACCTGGGATTACAGTTGAAGCTGGTACCCAAACATGTTTTCCTGTTGCTGGGTCAATGATACGAACCCAAGGCCAATATGCTGCGGCATATGAAGTATCACGGGTTTGAGCTTGTGTTACAACACCTTGTAGATTAGTATCAAATGTTGCTAAATCTACCACATACATACTATCACCTCTAGCAATTGTATTATTAATGATGTTAGTAACTTGTGCTGTATGAGTACCATTTAATAATCCTGGGGTAAATAAAAGATTAAATTGATATGCTTCAGGATTACCTAAAAGTGCAATCATATTATTATAATCATTACCTACTAACCCTTGTGTATTAGATGAGTTTATAGTATCATAGAAATTAATAGCTGAAGAAGATAATATTGTTCCTGTAGCACCTGCAAAACATCCATCAAGTGAACCACTTCCAATAGCCGGAATAGAACCACTATATAGTGGGGAAGCAACAGCACCGTTAGCATTTAAGTAATTAGGTGTAGTATAATTTACTTCTTTTACACGAACATATTTGGACATATTTGGATAACTTCCAGATACTTCCATTTGATTTGTTTGTGAATTGTATTGTAGTTTTTGATCTCCAATTACAGCGGCAACATAACGAGTTGAATTTGGATCTAAATTTACATTGTTCCAAGATTCTAAAATAACTTTATTATTTACGTTATCATTTCCACGTCTGATTAGTACATTAAATGTACCTGATCCTGTATTTGGATTTGTAATTTCCCAACGAATATTATTAACTGATCCAGAAATAAGAGTACTGTTGGTAGTTGAACCTGAATTGTTCATAATAACACCTTCAGAAATAGTTTCTAGTACAAATGGTGATAAACCAGATGTAGGTCCAGCAGAACCTGTTGGAATAAGACTACTTGTTGCTGAAGTGTATGAACCAGATGTCACACGAGCAACTATTAATGAAGTTCCTCCATAATTAAAGTAATTGTAAGCAGCAATAGAAGTTAAGTAAGAATAAGAATTACCACCACTAACAAATGTATCACCAAACATCATTACGAAATCTGAATAAGTGGTTACAAGTGTTGGTTTTTCAACAGGACCTTTAACTGTTGGGCCTATAATAGCAGCACCTGCTTGAACTGGTTGTCCAGTTAAGAATGTGTTGTCTATTTCGCTAATTGCTACTCCAGGAGAAGTTGTGAAATTTGCCATTGTATTTTTTTATTATAAATATCTAAGATTCCCTTAAAATATGCTATTAAGCAGGAAATGTTGCACCAGTAGGTAATATATTGAAATCAAGTACGATATATTCAACTGTTCTAGTAGGTTGTAGATAAATTTGACCTACCATTTGATTATTATCTACAACTGAAGGTGGGTTATTAGATTCATCCATTATAACTCTAAAAGCATTTAAACCTTGTTGTTGTTGAACAGATGCTAAATATGGGTTGATAATGGATAAGAAGTTATTTCTTGTAACAGCATTATTTTGTTCAAATACAAACGTATCAGCTACTTGAGAGATATAGTTTTTAAGTTCGATCAATAAACGACGTACATTAACGCGATCTAAAGAACTTGATTTTTTCTGTAATGTTTTTTGTCCAAATACTACTACACCATTTGTTGGGAAAGTAGCAATTGGGTTTACATTTGATTGATATAATGTATCTCTATTACCTTGAGTTAATATACGTTCTACTTGAGTAGCAACAGGAATTAATCCTCTATTAATACCAGCAGGTGCAAACCAAGGAGCAGCAACATTATCGTTAAATGCATATACTCCAGGAATCATAGTAGAAGCAGGTACCCAAACTTGATTTGCTGTGTTTGGGTCTATTGTTTTAACCCAAGGCCAATAAGTTGCAGCATATGAAGTATCATATCCTGAGGTATTTGTAAGTACTGAATTTATTGGGGTGTTGTATTTTGAGGAATCAAATACTACCATCATGTCACTTCTATTTTGAGCAACTGTGATCATAGAAGTAATTGCTCCAGGAGCTCCACCTGCTATATCAGACATTAATCCAGGAGCAATTAGTAAGTTATAGTTAAATGCATCCTTATTAGCTAATAATGAAATTGATTCAGTATAAGCATTTGCTGAAAGACCCTGAATGTTATCTCCTGAGGTTATACTTTCATAATATTTGTTAGCTCCACCGTAAAATAATTTACCAGTAGCGGCACCAAAAGAACCACTTGCATTAATTGGAATTGAACCAGTATATTGTGGTTTTGGATTTCCAACATTATCAAAATAATTTGGTGTTGGTTGGTTTACAGTTTTTACATAAACATAAGATGAATTATTTGCATAACTTCCTGAAGTTTGGATATAATATTCTCCATTATCGGATGCTACATTTTCAACTTGATTACCAATTATTTTTTCAATGTAATTTGGTGAATATGGGTCAAGTGATAGTGGACCCCATGTTTCTACAATTGAAGGGAATACTGTACTATCATTTCCTTGACGAAGTAATAATGTAAATGTACCTGAGCTAGTATTAGCGTTGGTAATTTGCCATCTAAAATTTTCTGAAGATCCACTTAATAATGTGCCTACTGCTCCAGAAGGGCCAGTACTGTTCATAATTTCACCTTTTGAAATAGTAGCCAATTCAAATGGGCTAGTATTATAAGGAGCACCAGCACCGTGTGCAGAAGCAGAAATAAATGATGAAGTAGCAGATGTAAATGATCCTGTTACAACACGTGTAACTAAAAGAGATGGACCTCCATTATTGAAATAGTTATACGCTGCAATTGAAGTAAAATAAGTATAGGTGTTACTTCCACTTAGGAAAGTAGCACCAAACTTATTTAAATAATCACTGTATGAAGTTACTAGGGTAGGAATACCTACTTTACCTTTAACGGTTGGTCCAATGATAGCAGCACCTGCTTGTACAGGTTGTTGAGTGATAAATGATTGATCGTTCTCTATTGCTAATACACCAGGTGAGACAATTGTTTCTGCCATTGTAAATAAATTATTTTATTATAAATATGGTGTATTTACAACTAGATTACTCTGCAGCTGTAATTTCGCCTGTTTCTGGATCGATAGTACATTTACCGTAGGTATCGAATACATTTTTGGTAAATTCTTTTTCTTGTTCGCCCAATTCTTCTAAAAATGTTTTAGCACTTTCGTGGCGTTTTTCTAGTTGAAGTTTAACTAGTTCAATTTCACCTAACTCACCAATTAGAGCACGGGATTTTTGTTGGATTTCTTTAAGGGTTGCTTGTTCTTCTTCTGTTAAGAACTTTTTTTCTGAAACGATTGACATAAATTTAATTTATTAAGGTTTAACATATACTATATAAAGGCCCCTTTACGGGGCCTAATATTTTTTACAAAAATCTAAAATTAATTAGATAACGTTGTAAATACAATCTGGTTGTTTTTCTTCCAAATCTGCTTTTACATATTGATCTAAAGATTCGATCAATGCAGAATATGGGTTTTCCAAAGATGAAGTTGGTAAAATATCCAAGTTCATGTTGTTGTAATAAAGGTTATCTACTGTGTAGTATCCTGGGTTCATTGGGCCAGGCATTGGTGTACTACCAGAAGTTACTAATACTACTTGTGCTTGCAAATTCAATACGTCACGGTAAGGAAGATTTGGGCACATTAAAATTTCCGGGTTAACGGCAAATGTACCGTTTGATAATCTAAAAGATCCTGTTACTTGTAAAGCCATTTTTAAATATTTTTATTTGTTTATAAATATATGAGGGTTTGGGAAAATTAAAAGTTTTGTACTGGAAGATAATATTTTTGGGAATTAAAATAAGTATTTTGAGGTGGATTAACTTCATATTCGATATAAGTTACATCAGTTAAATCAAATACATTTTGTTGAGCCGGTAAATTATTCCACCATGTAAATTTTGCTCCTGGTTTGATTAATTGGGGAACATATTGAATAAATTCTTGATAATGGATATCACCATAAGTATCAAAAAATATTCCATCATATGTT